TATATAAAGCGACAATTTTATATACTTCTTGCGTTTTTAAGGAGGAATCCTCAAACCTTAGACCCGTAAGATACTAAGGAAGAAAAAGGAAAGATTCTTCTCTTACCCACTCGTGCAGCTCACCACGATAAAAAATTCAGCATTAATCCCGGCCAGCTCACGCCGTGACAATATTTCAGCCCGAGCAGCTCACCTCGGTTATCAAATTTAGCATTAATCCCGGCCAGCTCACGCCGTGACAATATTTCAGCCCGAGCAGCTCACCTCGGTTATCAAATTTAGCATTAATCCCGGCCAGCTCACGCCGTGAAAATATTTCAGCCCGTGCAGCTCACCACGGTTATCAAATTCAGCAAACTTTCCAAAACCCACAATTTTAGTAGTTTAAGAATTTTATAATTGATTACAAACGTTTACTGCGTACGTCCTTAGTCGGAGCTCGTACAATATTTATATTGGTTTGCACAAATCTTCGCAGTTTATTAGGCTTTTTCTTGCCAAAAATTTTATTATTGATATTTACTCTTTTCTTCTTTTGCGGACTCGTAAATAAGAAAAGTTATCTATCTTGTTTATTTTTGATTTACGCTTTTGACACTTATAGAACAATACAAAATGTCAGAAGCTTTTTCAACGATGCTCCCCCGCCTGGCGCTGCAACTATCTACTCCTGAGATTAATCAGTTGAAGATACGTGATGCCCAGACTCAGGAAAAACCACGACTTGTTGCGCAATTGACTCGCTCTGCCCTTAACAACATGAATAATGTTTACATTATGACTGATGTTTTAGATGCAATTCCTGAGAACACATTGCGTAAACAAGTCTTGGCGTATATAACAGAATTTAATGAATCACATAACGGTATTTCTCGTCCGAGTCGTATTGCTCAACTCGACGGAAATATTGCTTATTTGACGCTATATTTGGATTATTTGATGCAACATTTGAAGACACATTCTCAAGTAAAAGATTGTTTCTTCATTATGTTGAAGGCTATCGCTTTGGCTAAAGAACATATTTATATAAAACATGAAATGTTCCACTCTATGGCAATATCCCTTCGTTTAATAAACGCATCATTGGCTATGATTTTAAACACACCCGGAATGCATAAATACACAAAACTACCATTTTATTGTCAATTAATTAGGGACTTTTTAAAAAACAAAATTCTAAATAATTCAGTAACTTTAACCGGCTTATTATTACCACGTAAATACACAATCAAATTCTTTGAACAGACTGCTGTAACTAATAATGTGATTCTAAACGCCGAATTCAGGACATATATACAATTTATTAAACAAATGCTCAATAACCCCTTCATTCGTAATTCTTTTATTGATATGGTTTTTGCTTTTTATGTTACTGCTCATCACTTCACTACAGACGCCGATATAACTGAGTCAGGCATCAGTGACACTTTTGAATTTTTAAATAATCAATATTCTCGTTTTATAGCAGAGCCTCAGATAGGTATTTCTGTCAATCATACAATTGACGGAAGTCTTAATGATGCTATTAATAAATCTCTCTCTCTTTTTTCAGAATTATCCAAAGCTTTATCCGATAAATATCAAACAACCGTAAATGATTATCAACGTAAAATTATTGCTTCAATAACATCAATTTATAATTTATATCGTTTTACAACCCACAAATTGTCTCTTCAAGATTTTTGTGTTAATCTCTGTGGAGTTATTGGTGCTGCTGGTCTTGCTTCTGATATCATAACTCAATTAATAATAACTGTTAGGTCTCTGTTTATAATGCCAATTGCTCAAACTCTTAGCGCTTGTAATTTTAATATTATTAAATCAATTTTCCTCTCTCTTTATTGTATTTTTGTAGGAACTCTCCCTGGTAAACATACTGTAGATGAATTCGCCTTACGTATGGATCGTTTTCCCAAAATGATCTCCGGTATCGAAACTATGTGGTCTAAATTAGATTTAGTAGTAGGACAAGCACATTCATTTATAGAAGAAAAATTTTTAGGTCGTAACAATAAATTTGTTAGCTCAGAAATGCTTGATGAAGTTACTGCTTGGGCAGACGACGTTGCTACATACGCTGGTTATATGGAGAGAAATGAAATTAACCGCGATATTGAAACAATGACAGCTGCTTCTAAGCTTTACCCTCGTGGAGTACGCTTGATAAAAGAATGTACCCGTTTAAAATTAGCCCCCGCCAATTTAAATTTAATTCGTTCCCTTCTTCCCGGTGCTATTAAACTTAGTGACGCCGCGTTTAAATCTGGTGCCAATAAGCATTCACTTCGTGTGGAACCTATTGTCGCTTGGTTTACCGGTTCAACTGGTCTAGGTAAAACTGGCATGACTTATCCCTTTATTATTGATATGATGCGTGTGTTTGGACCTGTTCCTGCCGATTGGCAACAGAACATCCATGCACGTATCGCTGAAAATGAATATTGGGATGGTTATGATGATCAAGAGTATTTAATTTATGATGATTTCCTCCAAAAGAAAGATTCCGCCGCCAATCCAAATGTAGAACTTTTTGAAATGATTCGTGTAACAAACGCTTTTCCCTTCCAACTTCATATGTCATCCGTAGAAGATAAATCTAATAAATTTTGTAATGCTAAATTTGTCTTCCTTTCTTCAAATCTTGATGTAATTAAAACTGAATCTTTAAATTGCCCCGAAGCTGTTCAACGTAGAATAGATTATGCCTATCGTGTTTCTATTAAACCAGAATTCCGAGAGTATTATGTTAATGCGTCTGGACAACAATGTTTTAAGTTGGATGCTGCAAAGGCTCGTAGTGCTGCTCGTATTTTGTTAGGTCCCAATAAGAAAAATTTAACAACTAATAATCTTGATGTATATATTTTTGAACGTTTTTCTGTATTTGATGGTAAAACATTACAAACGAATATGTCGTATAAAGATGTAGTTGAGCAATGCTCCTCTGCTCTCGAAAACCGATTTGCTCGTCATGTAGATTCTGCTGAATACTTAGAAGCTTATAGGAATCCCCAATGGTTAGACTCTATTCCTCCTCCAAATTATGAAGCTTCGTTAGATATTGTCGAATTCCCTCTGCAGGCTTCAGCTGAAATAGGTGTAGGCTCTGCTACTGCTGTTATTGCAGCTCGTATGTCACGTATATTAATTTTGCAACATTTCATTAATGCTTTCTTCTTTGGTAACAGAGAAAGCGCGCTTATGGACTTTTTGTATGCAATTAAGCACGGTATGTCAAAAATATTAGAAAAATTTAATATCATTCCCCGCTCATCAAGTATATGGGAAAATGAATCCTTCTCATACTACCAAAATTATGCTTTATCTGTCAAAAATTATCTGTCAAATTGTAAACAACAACTGACTGACACTCTGGTGTCTACGCTAGGCGCTGGATGGAAGTACTTTAAGATTGCATTACTAGCTGGTATTTTTATATTAACTACAATGTTTGTTAAGTCTGTGGAAAGAAAATATCTCCCCAAGTTTATCAGTGAAGATGAAAAATTAAGTGTTTTAGTGAAAGAGGCTAACACATGTTTAGATAATGATTGTAGAAACTGTAAGACCTGCAGCAATTCTGTTTCGACGCCCTTAAATGCAAAATGGAATTCAAACTGCGCTTGCTATATACGACGAATGGAAGTCTCTCGAGATAATATTCGACAGTATTGCGTTTCTATGTATGGAAATCAACGTGTGTCCCCTGATCATGAAATGACTTTAACTGATATGTATGACGTAATTGAACAAATTTGTAATTGTGATTGTAGTGTTTGCCATTATTGTAATGATGAGGAACTAAAGTCTAAACTTTTTGAGACGGCCAAGTTACACAAAACGAACTGTGTCTGCTTGTTGACTCGTTTCTACCAGGGTTTTAGAACTGAATCATTACTTCAATTCCTCTTGACTCTTAAAGATAATCTTCCCGCATATTCCCTTAAAAACAAAGAATTAATTAGGCTTATTTCTCAACACGGTATTAAAGATATACCTGTTTTACCAGAATTTTCTCAAAATTTAACTCAAGGCCCCCTTTATGATGCGAAAACTAAAAGTGTAGCTCCCATAACAAAAATTGTAAATCAAGCTCCCGCTATTTATGAAGGTCGACAAGCGCGTAACGCTATCCGAACCGTTATTAAAAATCAGGCTCCTCATTATGATGCAAAAATGAAACATGTAGCCACGTCCCGTATTGTGAATCAAAGCGTTGCTAATTTAACACCTTTTGTTGATGACGTAAGAACCATCATTAGCAAAGCTGACATTCATGTGCGTAACGCTTGTACCATCTCGAATTGTGGTCGGTGCTTATCAGAGCAAGCTACTCCATCTTTACAAAGGAATTTACCTGAACAAGATGTTGGAGCTATTACGATAGTGCGCGACGTTGTATATAAAAATCTTTTTAAGTTTGTTGTGACTAAGACCGATTCCGGGAACGTGAAAACAACAACTTATTATGGACAAATATTTATGCTGGGAGGTCGATTAGGTTTAATACCGAAACACTTCTTGCGAGCAATTAAAATGGACTTAGAACTCGGCTTTTCTCTTGAGTTTTGTCTCGAAGATGCTTTTGCAGTGATAACTAGTCAGTATCCAGTTGAAATTATACTTGACGCTGAGAATCATATTGAACATGATTCCCGTGATCTCGCTATAATTCAACTCCCGATTAACGCTGGTTGTTATTCTCAAGCGTTCAAACATATCGTTGACGAACAAGACTTATTCAGGGTAGGTCACAATCCTGGTATCTTAGCAAGGTATCAAACTGCGACTGAAAAGGATAGATTGAAAGGCATTCGCCATTATCGTGAAATGTTTTATTTATCTACTCTGACTCCTGAAGACAGCCTTGTCGAAACTAATATGCGTGATGAGATTATAACAAATAGAGGATCGTATTTATATCATGCTGTGACTGTTCCTGGTGACTGTGGATCCGTTCTAGTAGCCAGAAGCACGAGTATAACCCAAAAAATAGTAGGTATACATATTGCTGGTTTGATGGGCGTTGTCGAAGGCATATCTGTTAGTATTACTCAACAGATGATTGTCAAGATGATGTCTCATTTTAAATCTTCATCGCAATACGGACATGCTGTTGTACCTTTTGATGTCAGAAGTGATATCTTAAGGGAAAATGGTACGTTCCAGTTGCATGGAACAAAGGTTGGCGTACGTATTAATGGTAGTGTTAAAACTGCTATGTCGCGATCTGCTGCTTTTGGAGCGTTATGTGTATCTCCCAACAAACCTGGACATTTGAGACCGTTCGTAAACCCACAAGGTGAGCGAATTGACCCTATGAAATTGCAACGTTCGAAATATGGTGTCGTTAGACCGTTTGTTACTTTTTCGAGAGTACAAACTGTTTATGAAGCTATGACTGTTTTCTATCATCGCGAGTACCAAAATACCCCCGAATGGTATAAACAGCCATTAACTCTGGAGGAAGCTATCATCGGAATCGATGGTGACCCCTTCATAAACGCCATAAATCGTCAAACTGCCCCTGGATACCCTTACACCTTAAATAAACCTAAAGGTACTGTGGGAAAACAGGGTTGGTTTGGAAAGGAAATGGAATATGATTTGACGAATTCTCATTGTCTTCAGTTATTGGATGATGTTGAACAATTGAAGCTTAGCATGTTGGAAAATGTGCGCCCTGAAGTTATCTGGATTGATACACTAAAGGATGCAAAAATTCCTATTGCGAAGGCTGATATTGGTAAAACTCGTTTATTTACTGCATGCCCCATGCATTATAGTATTGCTTTTAGACAATATTTTCTCCCGTTCATTGCACACGCTATGAGGAATCGCGTAGATAACTCTCTAGCCGTTGGTATTAACCCTACCTCTGTGGAATGGACTAAGCTCGCACAGCGTCTTCAGCGCCAAGGCTCCAATGTAATTGCAGGGGATTATTCCAATTTTGATGGAACTCTACCTGTACAATACGTTGAAGTTGCCGTGAAGATCATGTGCGACTGGTTACGTGTTAACTGGGAAAATATAGTCAAAGCAAAACGTAATGTGGTGTGCGGTCGAAATTTAACCGAAGAACAATTTTACGACTTTTTGTATAAATTAGGAATGGAATGTTTTAATCATTTGCATATTGCTAATCATGAGGAAGCGAAGGGCGCATTGGTTTATTTCGTTCGCAACGGTATACCTTCTGGTTGCCCTGCGACAGCTATACTTAATAGTATAGTAAATCATTGCGTCTTAGCTGATTCTTGGTTATCGATTATGCAGAATGAACCTCTTTATGAAAATTTAGCTACAATGAGTGCGTTTTTTGAGCACACATCGTCTATTTTTTATGGAGATGACTTCATTATGAATATACGACATTCCGTTATAGACTTGTATAATCAGGAAACTCTTACACAAGTTCTTAAAACTAATTTAGACATGGACATGACCGACGAGGCAAAAACAGGCGACATTGTAAAGGCTCGAAAATTAGCTGATGTCTCTTTTCTCAAACGCAAATTTCGCTTTGAAGAGAGTATTCAACTATGGGTTTCCCCTATAGATATCAATGTGCTCCTTGATGCACCGAATTGGGTTCGTGCGGGTAATGCTTCTGCATTACAGATATGTGTTGATACTTTGTCAACATATTGTCTTACCGAACTAGCCCTCCACGATCGTGATGTAGACGACTACTGGCGGCCAAAAATGGTAGCTTGTGGTCTAAATATCACTCGTGGTACTAGAATCGTTTTTAATCCTGATAATAGGCGTTCTGTATTAGCCAAATTCAGGAATGAACAATTGAATACAGAAATTAACTTTTAGTGTGATCTTTATATTATAATGTTAGATATATGGAAAATTAATATAATTGCTACTAAATTATAAGGCTTAGTTATTTAACTTTACTTATTAAGATGGCCTACGGCAGCCCCGTTAAAATCTAGATATATATCAAATGTCATTAGTTGGTTAGGTAGCTACTAATGTCAGAAATTTACCTGCAAACTTTCAAAATACTCAAAATTATACACAACAACAACAAATTTTAAAATTCTCTTCTGAAGGTATTGCTCCTAACTCCGATGTACATCTTGACCCAGTCTCATATAACAACGCGTTTATGGACTGCGTCAATGATGGTCGTTCTCATAATATTATTTCCTTTTTGGAAAGACCTATTATGATGGTAACGGCGGCTTGGCCAACTACAACGGAGCGAGGAACAGTTCTCCAAGCTTTTGAACTTCCTTGGGATATGTTATTTAAGGATATGTATAAAACTAAGGTTGATCGCTTTTATGGTTTTCGAGCTGACTGTGAGATTAGGGTGCAAGTTAACTCTCAACCTTTTCAAGCAGGACGTTTACTATTAAGCTGGATTCCTGGTTATCGCTATTTAGGTAATAAACAACAATATTATTCATCAACAACTACTTCTTTAGCTACTAATGTAAAATATCTCCCCCCGATTACTGGTTCACCTCGTATAGATTTAGACTTGTCTACTTGTACTGAGGCTACTATGTGTGTTCCCTATATTAGTCCTTATTCTTTTTCAGAACTTACTAACGGTATTGGTTCTATGGGACGCTTTCAATTGGTAGTTTATTCTCCATTGAGCGATACTCAAACTGGTACTGTTGATTACACTATCTTCATGAATTTCAAAAACATCCAACTTCGTTATCCAACCGGTTTGCCACTTACAGCGACAGCTCAAATAGGTTCTGAAGCTGTAGAAGAAGCCGGTGGTGCTGGTATTATCACCTCCACTGCCTCCGCTATATCTACGGCTTTAGGTGCTGTTGCCGACATTCCTGGTGTATCACAATTTGCTCAACCTGCATTGTGGGTATCTAAAAATATCGCAGACGTCGCGCGTCAATTTGGTTGGTCCAAACCAACTTCTATTGAAGCGCCTCACGTGACGAAACTTTCTAGTACTCGTTTTATGGCAAATTCTGATGGCGTTGATACTTCTCATGTTCTTTCATTACTTTCTGATAACTCCCTTGAAACTGATGCGTCGCTTTTTCGGACGAATGTTGACGAAATGGCATTATCTCATGTCGCTCGTACACAAACATTTTACACGAGATTCGCTTGGTCTACAACGGCTACAGCAGGTTCAGTGTTGTTCAGCGCGCCCATCACCCCAAACTTTTACCGTCATACTATATCCACCGCTCAGTATGCCCCTACAACCTTAGCTTACACTTCGGCTGCTTTTAGGCAATGGAGGGGAGGAATTAATTTCAGTTTCAAGTTTGTTAAAACTAAGTTTCATTCCGGTAGAGTTAGGATTATTTATGTTCCTGGTGATTACTCAACAGGGGTATCGCTTCCCGCAAATTTTGATATAGATGCTAATTATTCGACTGTAGTAGATCTTAGGTCAGATACGGACGTAGAGTTTAACGTACCGTACGTCGCAATTCAACAATGGTTATTAGTCGATAATGCTTACCCTGGCACGGCTCGTACGAATTTCTTTAGCACGGGCACCATTTACATGGTTGTGCTTAATGAACTTCGTGCAGTTAGTGCTGTGGCTTCGTCTATCGACGTTATAACAGAGGTTGGTGCCGCATCGGACTTTGAACTTTCTATACCCCGTTTACCTTCTATATATCCGAGTGATGTTCTTTTTCCACCTCCAGCGCCCGCTACTGGATCAGTCCTAAATAGACTAGTTCGTGCGACCGCTCAAGTGGGAGAATCTGAAGCAGTTATGGCTCCACCAGAGGTTATTCAAGCTTCTGGCGCTGTCACTGCTCCACTAACTTCAAAAGAATTTAGTGGTACTACGTATGTAGGAGGTGCTATTACAGTTGGTGAGAAAGTATCATCAATTCGCCAAATTATTAAGAGATTCCATAAAATTTACAGTGATGCTGCAGCTGGTAATTTAATTACTGGTTCCTATCAAGTTCAACCTTCAAAAGTAAATTCCCCTTTAAATTCTGGCTCTACTTTACCTAGATCTATAGATATGTATGATTATTATTCCTATTTATACGCCTTTTTCCGAGGTTCATTTAGATTTAAGGTTTTGCCGTACGATTTTCAGATATATGCCGCTCGTGTACGTTTATTGCCTGAGCAATTGATAACTTCCGGGGCTTCTCCTGTCGATTTTGTCAATGCGCTCTTGCCGGAATATTTCACAGCTGCAGATGTGTATATGCCACGTAATATCGAAGGTGTATTTGAATTTCAGGTACCGCATTATTCGAGATATCCTATCCTACCTATTATAGCGGGTGGGAATATCTCTTCAGATTTATTTCAGCGTAATTTTACTGAAATAGATCTTTCAACGTCGAGCACTAATGCGCTCTTAGACAGGACAAGAATTACTGTTTATAGGGCTGTCGGTGACGACTTTTCGTTCAATCAATTGATTGGACCTCCCTTTGTGTCTCAATATACTGCGACATAAATTTAAAAACGTTATGTTCCACTACAGGTGAAACTGAGGAAACAATGGTAGGCTGTGCTGCTATTTGCTTGAAAGCTATGCATTCTATGTATAGTGAGTATGTCATTGTGTGGTCATTACGCCGAAACTGTAGCTGTTTACAATAACGTTGTGTGGATTGGGAATCCTGAACGAGCATTAGCTCACATTAGAATTACTTATTATTAGCTCTTAATTATAATAATATTTTAGTCTCTAGATTTAAGATTTAATCGACCTTATACAATATCTAGTCATAATTCTTCTTATTAATTTAGATTAGGCTCAATAGTCAAAAATACTAGCCTTGCATACATTAGGTGTGCCCTTACTTTAGTAACTAATTTTAGTTCGATCCCTGGGTACGCCCAGTAGAAGTTTTTCTCACTTTTCTTCTTTAAGGATCAAGAAGTGTAAACTTAAGTTAAGATACGTTAATGCATG